AGATCTCCATTGCCCATCTACACAAAGCGGCATTTGCAAGACAAAGGAAAGGAAAGGAAATAATACTTCCCATAAGTTGTCCTTCCTTCTGCTGTCTGAAGTCACTATCTCTAATTTCAACTCCCTTACGAAACATTTCGTTGCAAGCGGGATCCATTATTATGTGACCAGTTAAGGCTCTTTTCATAAGAGTTACGATATTATCCTTGTACACAACAAAGGGGTCGTTACAACCCAAATTTATTTGTTCTGTCCAGACTTCATCGAGTGAATCTAAAAGACACTCAGAAACCCAGCTGTGCAAGTTATCGGTACTGGCTTTATAATCGCCAGAAATAAACTCTTCATCAAAACCCAATTTTCCTAGTGAATCACGTACGATAGAATCAGTAACAGGTGTTCCAATTAAATTGAATACCTTATGAATCTTTAAATTACGCCATAACCATTTTTGAAGTGGTTTAAGGACAGCGTATGTGATTGGAGGCCCAGCTGTAATACAGCGGACTTTCAACGGCTCAGGTAACCCGATGACCATAGTCTTCGGTTCCTCTTTCATAGCCTCAAAAATCATCCTAGGATAAATCTTATCAGACCAAGCTTTCTTCAGGAAGCTCCCGTCATACTCTAAACCAAGAGTATCCTTAATCAAGACGTTCTCAAGATCTTGATCAATTCTCTCCTGGTCTCGGATACCAGCAGATCCATAAAGTTCGGTAAGTTCTGAACCCAACTTTACGGATGTTAAACTCTTCTTGACAAGTGAATCTTGTCCAGAAAGGGTACAATAATCTTGGTAGGTTCTTCCTATGAATCCAAGAAATTCAATGTCCCCCTCTTTGAAGGCACCAACTCCCCCACAATCATTTCTCGAGTAATTATACTGAGAATTTGTCGAAGGAACAAAGGGTCGAGTTACCTCTTTCCATGTAGGCATAAGCCCCTGAAAGAGTTCTCTTACAGTTCTCCTTAATTGGTAACACGCTGTAAAACGGTTGATGTGATGTTCAAATACTCCATCGTTCCACATAAAGTCGGGAATATCATCCCGAGAAGTTGTCAAATGTTCGAAACATTTCTGTTCAGCTTCCTCTACCATGGATCTTGCGACTGGAGGTGCTCCTTTTTTACTTTGAGCAACACTTTGAGCAAAACTCTCTAGTTTGTCACGATTCAACTTGATTTTACTCAAGTATCTCTTCGCTCTTCCGAAGAAAAGAAAAGAAGGGTCCAATAATGCTGGAAAAGCATCCAGACCTTTCGGAGCAGGTGGTATTTCCTGCTTCATGACAAAGCTAAAAAAGGCATTAATTTTATATTTAAACAGATCTTTCCAAGATCCAATGCCTGCTTCCTTCCAAAATTGAAGGTAAAGCTCTTTAAGCTTTTCTTTATCTCTGACAGTCTTAGCCCTATTGGCTTCAATTTGAACAGATCTGTCAGATTCCAGGTTAAGTTTAGTCTTAACCCTCTTGTCATCATATCCATAGATCTTTAACAGATCATACAGTACATTAACAAGGATTTTGACCTTTTTTTCATCTCTTTTGAGTGCTTTCTGAGTGGCAACGCCAGAAGTTTCCTCCTTGCAATTGCGAGTTGGGCTCAATCGAGACGATTTAACGTTTTGGGATTTCGTCATATCCCCATTCTTATCTGCTGTGTAATATATTGTACAATTACGCAACATGAATGTTATAAGGTTTTTAGAGAGGACACTCTCG